AAGAAGCAATTACAGAAGAAAGAACTCTAAAAGCTAATTCTTTTTTTGGCAATAAAATTTTTTCGAATGCCTAAAAAAATCGCGAAGAACTCCGGCGCCTAAATCTATATAACTTAGAACTATGGTTAAAATGAACGCATCCGGAACCGTGGGGTCCGTAACTGGAACCCCCTTCGTCGCATCAGGTACATCTTATGAGCTACTTCGATTTGAGCAAAGCGCTTGGTTCACCTACCGAATAATCACTTACGGAAAAGCGAGCACTGCTTGGCCGCCTACAACTTGCGAGACTGTCTCTGGTATTGAGATTGTTGAGGGAGAAGCTTGGGACCGTTCTAATATCTATAACTACAACGCAAGCGCGCCTCCCGGCGTCTATGAGCAGCAGATATATTCTTTCAGTGCCACGGATGCTGCGACGTTTGGTTTAGGAGGCTCTGGTATTGTTTTCGCGGACCAGGTAGCCGTCCACACGAGAGTAAAGAAAACAGGGGATGCGGCTGGCTACGAGTCAACCAATCTTGCCCAGGTAGTACACCCTATTTACAGCTCGCGAGTTATAGATGGTCTTGATGGGGGTGTCGCGGCTTCAAATACTATATCACAGATTATTAGCACGTTCCTAACCGGGGGTATGGTTAATGGGCACTATAGTGCCACCACTGGGCTGCCGAACTGGCGAGATGACCTAGTAATCTAGTGTCTGGGTCTAGGAGTAGCGACAGGGAGGAATGCTATCTTGAGATTGACATAGTGGTAAAGATAAGCTTTCCTAGCGTCAAGCCCTCGATGCACGGGTTCCTAGCTCAGACTAGGATAGACGGGCAGTGGTGGTGCAAGTGCAAATGTAGCACGATATTGCGCAAGCCCCGCCTTGGTGGTGGCCGCGGCTACTTGGGTAGTGATGGAGACCACGGCTATTTTCGTTTTTTTACGGAGCTTTCTACTGGGAAGGAGTGTTACTACCCCACTATGCCCTGCATTGGCAAGGCCGAAGGCGTGTTGAATATTACACGTCCAATGTTTTTCCCACGCACCTGGATAAGCCTAGGGGGTGAATGTGACAGGTCTATTACGGCATTTGACCTCATTAATTCTATGAAGTGGGATGGCAAGGAGTGGGAACTAGATGGGATTTTAAGAAGCTGTGGTTCCAAACTCACTATGAAGAAACTTTTCGATACCTTCCAATGGTATAGCGGGGACAATACCTTTGGGAAGGCATTAGCGCAAGGCATGGATAGCTTGGTGAACTCCATGAGCGGCACGTTTTTAGCCACTGACTGTGGCCCCCCGGAGTGGTGGTACGCGCAAAGCCGGGGAGGCTCAAGTAACATATAATGGGGTATACCTCTAAAAAAAGTTGTTGCGTACTCGTGACGAGTTGGATGAAACTTAGGTTTACGAGCGTGAGACCATCGCTGACGAATGGAGACTACACCCAGTACGCAGTCTCCTATGACGGAGGTCAGGAGCTTACATGCGCATGTTTGGACATATTTGGTGGCGATGGGGTTATGGGTGGGACCCTTACTAATTCTGCTGGCGTCAATTCTGGTGACCTTGTGGGCACGACTTACGAGCATGAGTTCTGGATTCCCACGGGGTTTAACTGCCAGTCTGGCCCGATTCTCGACCCTGATGATGGAGCGGCGTGTTTTGCTGACGACGTAATTACTAAGATTAAGGGTACATTTACGGCTTTTAGCCACAACGACTCCGTAAAATTGCCGCCTTGTGGCAATCACCCGACGGACATTCGGAAGTTTCTTAACTCGTTGGACTGGAGGTGGGTGGACATGGAGGAGCCAGGGGCTTGGGACGACACCGTCCTCATGAGTGAATATCATGAAAAATGCGGGCTTGAAATCGAGGGTAAGGTTCAGTCATACGGCAGGTCAATAGCACCAACTGGCACTAGTGACACTGGCTTCGGCGCTGACTTGGCGAAAGGCTTTGCCCAACACATTTACAGGAAATCCTCCAACGGCGCGGCTATATTAAGTGCCATCCGCTGCGCGTCGTCGAGCGGAGACAAAGACGATGCTCCCCGTGTAAACATCTAATTTGTGAGTAATCAAAATATGGGAGACTATATAAATTAGCTCCCGCCTTTATTTTTACACACACGACAATAATATGGATAAAAACCCAATGACTAAAAAAGAAATAGATGATTATTTTGAGAAGCCTGAAGGCTTTCCTGATGTGGTAAATGTTGAAAAGAGTAAAAACCCTTCTCCTGAGCACAACGGTGATAGAGGAGCTAAGGAAGCACAACTTCTTGGTTCGACTAAAGAGGCTATCGCACTACGTAAAGCGGAAATCAACGGGGAAATTAGATTACGTGAAGCCGAGCTAAAAGGGAACATTGATAACATTAAAGCTAGAGAAAGTGCAAAGGAAAAAGCCGGAAAACACCTGGCGGTATTTGGAGCACTATATTTGTGTACATGCACGATTGCGTTCCTCTTCTCTATGTCTATGTTAGACACTGACTCTATCGCGGTTGCCGCGACATTGATTACACTGGTTGTTACCCAGCTAGCATCTATCTTGAAGACGGTGGTCGATACCAAAGAGCCAAAAGACCCTGTAGAGCTTATGTCCGATATCGTGCACAAAACAATTAAGTAACCATGAATTTTAAAAACTACCTCAATGAAACCTCTTCCGGTGAAAATCGGAAGTTAGCCAAGGTTGACAGCGCCGTGAAGCGAGGCTCAAACCCCGCACAGAACCCTGAGCTAAAGCAGGCTGAGGACAACGCTAGTCGTAGTCAAGAGGATGGTTTGAACAGACTTAAGTATAAGTTAAGAAAAGGTAAAAAGCTTGGAGGTCACGATGAACCCCGAGGTCCTGGAAAGAAAACTGCCAAGAAGGCTTTAAAGCGTTTGAGGAGAGGTAGGGAACTTACCCAACAACAGAAGGACTCCCTTAAGCATAAATTTAAAAACAAGGACGCATTAAACGCAGCTGCTGATGAGATGGGTTCTACTTATGTGGGTGATAAAGTTTATACTGAGGGTTCGGGAAGCAAGAAGCGCTTGAAGCGTAAAGGCGACGCTCTAATCAAAAAGGCTGGAGGTATCGAAAAAGCTGTCAACGCTGAATATGGTGCAAACCCGGAATTAAGTGTCCACCTTAAAAAAGAGAGACGCAATGAGAAAGAAGGCGATAAGAGAAACACTGCTGCTAAAACTAAAAAAGCTTTATTGGGGAAAGGAATCAAGAACCGTCGAGAGTACTTAGGTCGTATTGAACGTAAAAGGTCTATGCACGAAGCCACTCAAGGCGAAGAGGAAGTTTCCGGTGCCGACCGTAGAAAAGAAGATAAAGAGAAGAAACAAACGGCACGAAAACAAATTAGAGGTGCTCTTGACCGCGTAATCCACATTAAAGGGGATAAGAAGAAAAGGTTGGATATCGCTAACAAAGTCGCAAGCCAACAAAAGGCTGAGCTTAAAAAGGTCAATAAAGACACAAGAGTTTCTATACGTGCTAGAAGAGCAGATATAAAGCAAGCGGAAAAAACGAAAGAGACGGAACTAGAAAAAAATAAAAGAAACAGAATATCTCGTGTTGGCAGAGAAGCTACAAATAGATTAAAGACCGCACGAAGAGATTTAGCGAGAGCTTCGAGGGACGCATAGTGAAAGACTTACAAAATCTAAACCTAACAAGAACTCAATCCGTTATCAGCGTATTGGCTCCTTTGATTTTAGTTATGTTTTTCTTCTTCTCTCTTCAAGCGGGAGTGACGGCTAACTTGGAAAAAATCGAAAACAATAAAAATACGATTGAAAAGTTAGAAGTTCGGATGGAGCATATGAACTCAACTCTCCAAGAGAACAACACCAATATCAAACTTATCCAACTTCAAATAGAACATCTGACTTCGCAGATGACGAAAATGGTTGAGGCAATGGGAGAGAAGTAATGGCTAGCCGAAAGATTTCGGAGTTTAATCATAATATAGTTCCGGCGGATGACACGGACGGGTCTCTCAATCTATTTGATTTAAATAACCCTGATATAAATCTTTTCAACGCCGTAGACGACGAGCTTATTAAAGTATCGGGCTCTAAAATCTTAGTGTACACTTACGAGCACGATGAGAACTACGACGACCTTTTTGACGAGAGACGGTCTAAAACTATCAACCCCTACCCAAAAGTTGTTTGGGGTCATTATGACCCAAGAGCCATAGAGGAGAACCTTACCGAATTTGGCATTGAAGTTACCAATGACCAGATATTTACCTTCAACAAAGCGTACTTAGAAGCTGCTCTACACAGACCTCTCCGGGCTGGTGACATAGTTAAGCCAGCATTTCAAAATCTTTTTTATGAGGTTTTTGAGGTCCAAGAAGATAACTTTGCTGCCTACGGAGTGTTTCATCTCTTGGCTTCCGCTAAGGTCCTCAGGGAGGCTCCTGAGGTCTTTCCAGAGGGTCATGCGCCTGAGATGTCGGTTGCACCTAACTTGCGCGACTACGTGCCTTACGAGGCGTCTGAGGGCTACCGTATAAGACTGGATGATAGCGCTGCCTGGACATCGAAGCAGAAAGATTGGATTAAGGCAAATGCCAGAAGTGTACTTTTTACTCGCGACTGTACCAAGGAACGTAGAGACGAGTTCGGACCCCTGGAAGTAGAGAATGGAAGAAGAGGACTCTACACTAGTTTCTCTACTATTCTGCAGAATGAGTTAGACCAGTATGGTGCGGGGCTTGAGCAATTTCTAGCTAGAGATAGTGAAGGTGACCTCTATACAGCCACCGAGAGCGACCCTTCGGAATCCCTAAGCATTTTAGGGAGTAAGGAGTACCTAGCTAAGTTTTGGGATGAAGATTGGCTAGAGGCTAGATGGAACTTAATCCCCGGGACAGGGTCGGACCCAACTCTTAAGGACAGCGGTCTCGATTATATCTTTATGGACTTATGTAATTTATACCCTACAGAGTATTACGTTGGAGAACAAGATAACCCACTAGACACTTCGGGAGCTTGGAAGGAAGCCATGGTTAACACAGTAACATGGGTTCGCGAGAAATTAGATGAAAGTATTGGTCTTATTGTTAATGGAATTCGCCACCATGTCGGAAATATCCCTGAGTACACAGGGGACCCCTCCCAATTCTTTAACGTGGACGGAACAGACCTAGTTTCACCAGGAGCAGCGAATGCGGGGGTAATCGAAACTGGTATTGATTGGGCTGCTATTCCTTCCCAGACACACATATGGATGAATACACTCAGAACTATCCTGCGATGCGCACAAGAGAACAAGGCAGTATATTCTTCATGGCACACCGAAGCTACCAACGTACAAGATAGAATGAACGCTTGGGTATCACATTCTCTCGTTTATAAAGATGGACTTACAGAGTTTGCCAATATGAAGAAAAATGACCCAAGCCCATACCCGGCACTTATATTCCCAGAAAATGCAGTGGCACTAGGGAAGCCTTTACAGAAACCACATACCTTCTTCGAAAGTAGGGATGCAACTGAAGAGAAGGTGTTTACTCGAGATTTTACCTCGGGGTATGCTGCCGTATTTAACTTTACTCTAAGCGCTATTGNTGTACCCTCCCAATATTCTTCCTATAAAAAGGTGGTATTGAACGAGGATATTACACTAAATACTGATGGAACCACAAATGGAACCGTTTTAACTGACGACCTAGGTTCTATCCTGATTGATTCCTTTGATGGAATTATGCTAAAACGACCATGAGACAACTCCTAAACGAACGAAACAAAGAACTCGCTGCTTTAATGATTAAAAAGACTAAGCAAAATGGGAAACTTGATGATAAGGATTCTGAGGCGTATGAGGCTGCATTAGCCCGATTCAACGCCAGAGCTAACGCTAACCGCAGAAGAGCGTCTAAGAATAATATTGATTGGGAATCCGGAAAGGATGCTCGAGCAGAAGGTCATATCGCAAGAGCTACTCGTGGCGTTAAGAAGGAAAAGAAGGGTGCTGCTGAAAAAGCTGCCCGGGCTCACGGTGACGTCAAGGAGTGGAAAAGACTAACCTCTAATGGTGAACTTATTGCTGAACAAGGGATACTACATGCCCTCAAGGCGTTAGGGAAATGGGGGGTTAAGAAACTGACGAGAGGGGGAACCAAGTCGACACCGAGGACTCCGACACCTACGAGAACTTCTCCAATAATTGACCCCGCGACAAAAAAGCCCTTACAAGTAAAAATGAGCGCAGCGGACGAGTCAGCAGCAGCTGCCGCTAAGAAGAAAGCTGCAAAGGAATCGGGAAAGGCTGCAGAAAAGGCGGAGGTTGAGGCTATAAGACAAACACGGAGAGCTGAGAAAAGTGCCCGACCTCTTAAAGACAAAATCATTGGTGGTGCAAAGGGCACCGCCAAAGTTGCCGGAGGTGGCGCAGCAGGTTATGGGTTGAAGAAAACATATGATGTGGCAAAGGCGGGGTCGAAAGCGCTCGAAGGTGGGGCAGAATCCGTAAAAGGAGCCGCAAAGGATATCAAACAAGCCGGAAGCGAATTAAGGAGCAAAGCAGGCGAAACGGTTGATTATATGAAGACGCAAGGAAGAAAGGCTACGGATTATCTTGGGATTACTACACCAGAACCAAAAAAGCCCCCCTTCGGTCCTCAACAAATGAAAAATACTCCGCTAAGGACTGGTCCCCCTTTCAAACCACAACCAGGTGCTAAGACACCACCTAAGAAAAAAGGAGGCTGGTTTAAAGACAAAGATGGCAACTGGAAAACAGGAGCCAAAGTCGCTGGAGCAGTAGGTGGCGCATATTTGGCTAAGAAAACTCTCGACGCCTTCAAGGACGATAAATAATGAAACAACTCACCACAGAGATAGTCGCCAATGTCGCGGGGAAAGGCTTACTAGCAAAGATAGCTTCAAACGTTACTGCTAAAGGCATTCAAGGAGCGGCTACTAATTACGCTAAAGCGCAGGCAGCGGGAACAGTACAAAAGACTGTGGGTAAAAAAGCGAAGATGGCTCAAAGACCAGGCGCAACTGCTGGTGCTGTTAATAAGCAAAAATTAGCAGGTGTAGGTACAAACCCTAATCTTCAGCTAAGCCATAATGAGCCTAACTTAGAAGCTGAGATTTTGTGGGAACTTAAAAAATCCAACGTGTTAGAAGAAATATTAGACGCCGATGGGAACGGAGCAGGCAAGAAAGCAGGCAAGAAAGAAGAGAAGCCAAAGGCGAAAACCAAAGTCCCCGATGAATTGCCGGAGCGTGGCGCCAATAGAACCCCCGTAACACAAAAAGCAAGAGACAAGGAAGCCCTAAAACTTCGCCGAGGTAGACTTAAAGACGCGAGGGAAAACAGAGGTGGAAAGAAAGATTTTAAAAGTAGAAAGAAGGCTGCGAAAGAGGCAGGAAAACTAAAAAGGGCAGAAGATTTTGCTCGCAAGGGAGGATACAAAACAATTGTAGCGAAGAAGGTTGCAAAAGGAGCAGGCAAAACTGTCGCAGGTACAGCTAAGGTAGGCGCGAAAGCTGCCAAGCTCGGATTCAAAGCCGGAGTAGGACTGGTAGGAGCAACCGCCCTTGGAGGAGGTCATGCTATCGGAGGATTAGGTAAAGGAGCGGGTCGAGCTATTGCAGGCACAACTAAAGGAGCAGGTCATGCTATCGGAGGTACAGCTAAAGGGCTTGGAGATGTTGCTAAGTCTGGGGCTGATATTGCTAAGTCTGGGGCTGACGTAACTAAGACTGCCATTAAGTCTGGTGCGGGATTGGTGAAAGGAACTGCGAGAGGAGGCAAAGGACTTGCAAAAGGAGTTGTCGGGGGTACCGTCGGGGGTCTTACTAAAGTTGGCTCAACATTCGCAAGAGCAGCATATAGAGGTGGTAGGTACCATTAGCCCTTATATTCCTGAGTCCAAAAACATCGCGGTATTTTTTGGGGACGAAACATTCCCACGGCTTGGAAAAGGACATAGTAATAAAAAGTTTAAAAAAGCCCTCTCCACGATGGCAAATGTATTGAACGAGTTAGACGTTAAATACGTATACCTACCTTCATACAAAGGCTCTAATCTAGTTGCTGCTGAAATATTGAGCAGACTAGACATACCTTACACTTTGGTAATCGCGCATCCTAGTTTCGGAAGCCTATCCTCGACCAGACAAAAACTCCAAATAGCAGAAGCCTCGTCTAGAGCAGACAAAACCATAATGCTCGGGGAGGATACAGGAGGTAATGTTTTGTTTGACGTTGAAGCAGCCACTGAAGACTTAATAGATTACGTGACTCGACACTGCAACTCTATCATAATAGCCCACAACAATACCCCTACTGAAAAGTTTAAGAAACTTTTAAAAGGGTTTGATGAAGAATCCTTTGAGAAGCAATTTAACTTCACTTACTAAGCGTACGCTGGAAGCTCGTCTTGGTATTTCTTTATAAACGATTTTCTATTATCTTCATAAAGTTCCGACGTATTGCCCCCGGATTCATGCCGTAAGAGTACAGGCGCCGTAATATTTACAAACCCTTTCCTAAATGCTTGAAAGGTGTAAAAAATATCGTAAAAATGCCAGCCACCAGGAAAAGACTTCGGCTGGGTGAGCTGTATGGAATTCAGGACAGCCCCAGTTGCGGCTAGAAATACCCCATCCATGACCACTGTTTTGGCGTACCCGCCGTAGTGGTCCAACCCCAAATTTTGAAAATCGTTACCATGAAATACTGCTCCAGAAAGAAGGTTATCCGGCTTTCTAGGCACATGCTCCATTGAATAATTAGCCCACCAAACCCCATGGGGGAGTAACACTTTAGCCCCGGCTACTCCTAGGAATCCGGACTTCGGGTACTCAAAATGGTAATCTAAAATTTTATTAAAGGATTCTGCATTGTTTATAACTTCAATGTCGTCATGGCACATAATAATACGGTCTTTTGCCGAAATATTAAACTCTTTAGTTGCCTCGCTGTAAGCCTCAAATATAGAAGATTTATTAATTAGTATTTTAACATCATATCCTGCTGAGGACAGAAAATCCTTGAGATTCTCTAATGTTTTGGATTTTCCATCCCTGGAAGGTATAAAAGCATACTTTTTCATACTATATAAAAGTAACCGTACTATAATAAAATGCATGACAAATGAGGAAATTTTAAAAGAATTTAATAAATGTGCTGACGACCCTGTACACTTTATTAGAAATTATATAAAAATCATCCACCCTCTTCGCGGGCAAGTGCCTTTTGCACTGTATGGATTCCAGACAAGAATCGTTACTGAGATTGATTCACATCGATTTAATGTCATTAAAAAATTCAGACAAGCCGGGGTAACAACGATTATGTGCGCGTACGCGCTCTGGTTCATCATCTTCCAGGAAAAGAAAAATGTCATGGTCGTATCAATTGGAGACCGAGAATCAACTTCCTTCCTTGGGAGAGTTGTCGATATGTATGACGAACTGCCAAGTTGGCTAAAACCAGGAGTAAGAGAAAAAAACAAACACAACCTGGTCCTTAAGACATCAAGTCGTATCAGGTCCCAACCTGCTGGAGCTGGTCGTGGTGAATCTGTTTCGCTTCTGATTGTAGATGAAGCAGCCTTTATCCCGGATATGGCTGAGTTCTGGGCTGCTATGTATCCAACCCTATCCACGGGGGGTAATGCAGTACTGCTTTCTACCGTTAACGGCATGTCCAACCTTTACTACGAAATATACAAAGGAGCAGAAAGGGGGGAAAATACGTTTAATGTTATTGATATCTTCTGGAGGGAACACCCTGAGTATACAGACGATTGGGCTAAGGAGATGAGACCCGCTCTTGGGGACCGTATGTGGAGCCAGGAATACGAATGCGATTTCCTCGGAACAGGAGATACGTTTATAAATGCGGACACCCTGCGTAGGATGACAGACAATACCGAAGGGGAGTACGCTTCCAAATACAACAACAGGATGCGGGTATTTAATGAGCCAGACCCTTTCCATACATACATTGTTTGTGTAGACGCATCGTTTGGCAGGGAGAAAGACTATTCAGCATTTCATGTTATAAACATGTACAACGGGGAACAGGTTGCTGAATTCTACTCTAACAATATTTCTCTAAAGGCTTTTGCGAAGATTATACATGACGAAGCTACAAGGTACAATACCTCTTACGTAGCCGTTGAGCGCAACGGTTTGGGACTCGCGCTGATTGAGGAACTCTGGGATGAGCTAGAGTACGAGAATATGTGGTGTGACGATAAAGGAGATATTGGATTATTGGTCACTACTAAAAACAGAGATACTATATTAAGTGTCCTGGAGGAGGGTTTGAGGACTTCCAGGTACAAGATTAATTCGGGCAGGACAGTCCACGAACTTCAAACTTTCATCATAACCGAAAACGGTAAAATGGAAGCCGATGAAGGATATAACGACGATTTAGTGATGAGTTTGGCAATCGGAATGTACTGCACGAACCAAATTTTCTTAAAGAGCCCAATAGCTATTGATAGGATAAATGACAAGGATGAAACAAAAACAACACCAAGCCCCCTTTCAAGGTCTAAATACAGAGACCTTAGTGAAGATGAAAAACTTAAGGAATATAGAAAATGGGTTCTGAAAGACTAGACGAAGATTATACGGAATTCCCAGAAGCGACACGCTTCGGGGGAGACACTTTCGGCAGTGGAAGATTCTTTGCATTTTTTAGCAAGGTCTTCGGACGCAAAAAGAAAGGAAGACCTAGATTAGAGCCCCCTCTTACGGGTGATGCTCAAGACGCTAAAGGTGGAGACCTTATGCCTTCCGCAGGGGAAACCGGCGGTCGGGGTATCGGCGTATCAAAAGGATTCCTAAAACTCCCAAAAGTTGAACATAGTAGACGGGGGCGTTATAGAAAGTATGAAATGATGGATGACTATCCTGAGATTGGTGCTGCGATGGATATTTACGCAGACGATTCTACTTTGAAGAACGAGGATAACACTCCTTTTGTTGTTGATACTGAAGATAAGATAGTAAAGGAAGCTTTAGAAAAGTTCATAGACAAGGTTGATTTGGAGACTCATATCTGGGACGTTGTTAGAAATGTCGTCAAGTACGGGGATTGTTTCGTCGAAAACATTGTTGATTTAAATAATGCTGAAGCCGGAATTCAAAGGCTAAAAATACTAAACCCTAACTTTCTGTATAGAGTAGAGGATACCTATGGGTATCTTAAAAAGTTCTACCAAGAAATCCCACGACCTGGGGACTCAGCTGCGGGTAGACCCCCTATGGACAGTGTAGGGTTCGGGGGCATGGATAAGAATGGACGAGTCATTACCTTGGATAAAAACCAAATTGTCCATTTCAGACGTCACACTTCTGATGCGAATTATTATCCGTACGGAAAGCCTATCTTAGCTCCTGCCGTCCAAGCATGGAATTCCTTGAAAATGATGGAGGACGCAATGCTCATCTACAGGCTGCAAAGAGCTCCTGAGCGTAGAGCCTTTTATATCGAAACAGGGTCTATCCCCCAAAGTAAGGTCGAGAACTTTATGGAGCGGATTAAGCAAAAGTTTAAGAAGGAAAAGTTCTGGAACCCAGACACCGGGTCTATTGATGAGAGGTACAACCCCCTCTCTGCGGATGAGGATTTCTTTATCCCTACTAGGAACGGACAAGGCACTAAAGTAGAAACCCTTCCGGGAGCTCAAAATTTAGGAGACGTTGACGACGTAAAATACTTCAGAGATAAACTCCTTGCTGCGCTTAAAGTTCCTAAGGATTTCATTGTAGAGAAAGAGCAGGCAGGGGAGAGAAAAGCCAACCTTAGCCAACTAGACGTTAAATTCTCAAAAACAGTTATGCGCATACAGCGCGATGTTGAGTCAGGGTTAAAAATCCTATTCGCTAGGCATCTACAGCTTAAGGGGTTCCCCCCTACAATGTATAATAACTTTAAAATTAATCTTTACCCGCCGTCAGATATGTTCTTAAAAAGAAGGCTTGAGACTGATGAGCAGAGATTACGCATCGTTCAGGCTGCTAAAGGACTTATGCTCTTTTCCGACGAGTACATCTACCACACATACTTCAATTTCTCAGAATCGGAAATAAAAGAAATACAACAGCAGCTTAAAAAGCAACAAGAAGAAATGGCTGCCGAGCAGCAAGCTCAAGCTCCTCCAATGGGAGGAGGTATGATGCCAGGAATGCCTCCAGAAGGAGGAATGCCACCACAAGAAATGCCTCCCGGAGGAGGAGTTCCCGGAGCTCCGCAACCCGGAGCAGCTCCAATCCCACCACAACAATAAAAAAAATAAAAATAATCGCGGCTAAAGTCCGTATATACTATACCAACTACATTCAATGGAAAATTTACAAACCCAATTTCAAACTTTATTCGGCTCTAGAGATAAGCAATTAACTAAAATTAATGAAGCAGTAGATTTTTTAAGTCGCAAGACTAGACAAAATCTATCCATCCTCCACATTAACAGTCAAGATAATTCCCTCTCTCTTGTTTCGGAAAATAATGAGTTAGTAGAATGCTCGTATGAGGTTACCCCACAAGGGTTTAGGTTTACTAACTTTGAGGTTAAAGATATCAATGAAGTTCTTTCGGATGAGTATGTAGACTCATACACCTCTAATAAGGTATCCCAGTTTGTAGGAAATCTTAGAGAAAATAACTACGATGATGCCACAATTGATTTTGATGAGTTGTTGGGAGCGTTCACTGCTAGAAGCCAAATAAATGAATATAGAAGTTTGGTTTATAAAGCACAAGAATCTTTAGATAAAAATCTTTTTGAAGCTACTAATGAGAAATTTTCCCAACTAAAAGAAATTAAAGAGAAACTTAAGGCGCAAATCAATGAAGTAGCAGATTTTGATATTAACGTGCTAAACGCACTAAAGCTAAACAACGCAATCTCTAAAGCATTTAGCCTTCCCAAAGAAGACATCGTAGACCTTCAAGAATTAGCTGTCCCAAATAACCAGAATTCAGATTTGTATCAGATGATTTGTGAGAACGAGCTGATGCGAAAAGAAATCATTAACGCTAAAGGAAGCCTATCAAGTGCTTGGCACGACAATAAAAAGATTTCTGACCTAGCTTCCTGCATCTACGAGGATGACGATAAAATCGGTGCGGAACTGCTTGAGGTAGTAGAGGACATTCCTTATTTCGCTATAGCAAGTAAGAGAGAAATCCAAGAAGTATTAGCCTCTACTTACGAAGTAATCAACCCTGGCACTGTTTCCACTAAAGATATTAGAAAGTTTACTTCCAAGATTTTTGAAGCAAAGAAGCCGATTAAAGAAGTTGTCGTTGAAATGCTAAACCTTAATTATGGAATTAACATTAACAACTTGAAGATGGTCCCGTCATTTAAAACCCTCGCAGAATCCCAGTCTTCTCTCTTTAACCTCCTTTCTGACCACGTTGAGAAAGGGGGTATTTGCCAAAAGATGTTGAAAGAGTTTGGCTCTCATCTTAAAAATAAGAGTGGCGTAGCAATATTGGACATATCCGATTTCATTAACGAACTCTTCGAAGACCTAGAGTTTGAGGACTCTGAAGCTACTAACTTTATGAAGCCCGTCGACCTTACAGAAGCTATCAAAGACCTTATCAAAGGTAAAGGTGATAAGGATGACGACAAGGACGACGACAAGGACGACGAGAACGAGAAAGTTGACACCAAGAAACTAAAGGCTGTAGCTAAGAAAGCAAAAGAAGTTGCTACCAAGTTAAAAGGTGGCAAAAACGGTGACGATGAAGAAAAAGAGGGCGACGACAGCGAAGCAGACAAAGACGTCGATGGAGACGGAGATGTCGATAAGGTAGATAAGAAAATATCCGACGAAAAGAAAGACATCAAGAAAGGAAAAAATAAGAAAGAAGGTAAAGACTTTAAAGACCTGAAAGAACAGACCGCAGTGGCTGAGGCTCCCCCTCAAGAGGAAATGGAAGCCACCGAAGAAGAACCCATTGACACGGCATCACCAGAGGCAGCTGCTATAAGCGAGGAAGATATGGTAGACTTGGTTTCGGACTTAGAAACAATTTTCCAAGATGTTGATTTTTCCAAAGGTCAGGCAATGTCCCAAGATGAAAATGAGGACGAGCAAGCCGAGGTAGAGCAGTCTAACAAAGACGAGGAGCTGGAACAAGCCCAGCAAGACTTAGCTCAGGCTAAAGCTGCAGTGGATGAACTAGTCGCTCAAGAAGAATCTGGGGAAGAACAGCCAGAAGCTGAAGAGCAAGTATAACCCTTAAGTATAAAATGTTAAAGATTTTAACCCTATTATTTTTCTCACTGACGTCGTGCGTATTCGCTCCTTTCAGTGGGGATGCCAAATGCATAGACTGTGAAGCTGCGGGATGCTCAGAATGTAGCACACATGCAAAGTGTGGAGTGCTTAAAGGAGAAGGTTCTATTATACCTCCCCCTATAGAGGCTCTACTAGAAGAGTAGATTTAATCCTCGTCTTCTAGGATGTAATCCTGTTTTAACCAACTTATCAAAGTGTTTACGTGGTTATCCCGTACCAACGTAAGCTGGGTAACTATACTACTTAAGGTTGCTAAGGAGGACTCCGTAATNGTGTTCCCATCCACCAGCTTCTGTAAGTCGCGAATAGCTCCACGAAATTCTACAGTATCGAATTCGGGAAGGTTGTTAATTTTATATTTTTCTTTTTTCTTCTGCATGGTTATCTACCTCAAAGTTTAGAGATTTGTAAGATTTAATACGCTCCTTGGAATGTTTCTCCAAGTAAGGAGCCTTATCCATGAAATCATAAATATATACCTTCTGTTTCGAAGAGTGTGTTCTTAAAGCTCTACCCAAAGCCTGTAAGGTAGCTATTTCAGATTTTAAACCTCTAGCGTTTATTAAATGTGTTATTTCTGGGATATCCACACCCGTCTGAAAAATAGTCGTAGCTATCAAAACTCCCTTCTCCTGGGAGACAAACTCCTTCACTGTAGAGTTACGGGCAGTAAGTCCGTCCTTTCCCTCTAGTTTTAACGAGCCAGGAACAAGCTCCTGCAAAGCCTTTGCGTGGGCTAAGTCCTTAACTAAAATTAAAGTTTTGGAAGGACCNTTCTGGATAGTGCTTACAATACTATGTATTAGGGAGTTACGTAAAGCATTCTCTGTAATAGATTTACGGTAAACCTCAATATAAGTGTCTTTATTTTTTAGGGAAACCTGAGGAGCTGGAAGGATATGAATCTTAGGTTTGGTCAAGAATCCTAAATCTATAAGCTCAGAAGCATCAACTTCTTTAATTACTTTTCCTAGGGCGGATATCAAGTTTAATTTTGCGACTGGGTCTTTAGGGACTGTTGCTGTCATACCAATTCTATACGAGGCGTTCGGGAATGATTTTATTACTTTGAGAGACATCTTTCCTTTAGAGAACTCATGAACTTCATCAATTATAATAAACTCAGAATGTTTTAAATGTGTGTCTATAACCTTATCTATAGACTGGATAGTACATAAAGTAATAGGTTTTATATCAACCCCTTCTCCAAAAGCTATCCCTACATCAAATCCATTTTTAGTAAGAAACTCATAAGTTTGATGAACTAATTGTTTCTTATTAAATATTACCAATCCTGTATAGTTCTCTAAGGCTTTTAACAATCCTGCTAAGATAATTGTTTTTCCTGAACCAGTAGGAGCTTGTAATATACAACCTCTTTCTTTTAAAGCTTTATCTATTAATAGTTTTTGATATTCTCTATATTTAATTGAAGATAAAGAATAATTACTTAAAGGTATACTTTTTCTATTGTCTTCTATTGTATATTCTAAGCCTGTTATTATTAAATCTTCCTTAATATATGATAGTAAACCGGTTCCAAATTTTCCTGTCTTTTTTTCAAAGAACTTTTTACAACCGTCCCAAAACCCGCTCTTATAAGAAGATACGAATTTATAACCTTCTACCTTTTTTTTATATTTTTTTTCTAAAATATTTTTAAGCTTTTGGTTTGATGTTTCCAAAATAGAAACCAGATTGTTTACAATTATTCTCATTGCTGTACTATTATATACTGTCATTATAGTCTTCAATGGCAAGGAGTGAACTATGTTTGGAAAAGAAAATAAGAGTATTGTCGAGTTAGCTAAGGACTTCGAAGAGGGGAAACAAGGTGTACCGGTTGCTGAAACGCTACCATCACCCGCTGATTCTACTGTACCCCATTCTACAGAAATCAGGGACCAGGTAGATTCTCTGCTTGAAAACCTAAAAGGCGTTCATAATTATGTAGAGTTTAACCTACCTTCTTTAGGTAAGCCTTATGAGGGTTATGGTAAAGAAATTATAGGTATTAGACCCCTAAGGTTCTCCGATGAGAAGAACATCCAGCAACATGCTATGGGTGACAGAGCCTTGGATGGGCTAAACACTATTCTTGCGTCTTGCTTGAAAGGTCCCGTTTACAATGAGCTTACGTTACCTGATAAACTGTTTGCGTTGTTCAAGTTACGCCAGCTCTCATATGGCTCAGAATACCCTCTAGAGGCAACTTGTGAAAAGTGTTCCCACAAGAACCAGATTACATTCCAACTGTCTTCCATGGAAGTTGAGTACCTAGAAGACAGCATGAGCGACGCTACAACTGTTTTTATGCCAGACTCCAAAAAAACAGCAGTCGTTGGGGTTCTTAGAACGAAAGACGAAGACGCAATGTCTGAGATTAAAGATATTATTCACTCTCTACCCAAATACGTAAAAAGTGTAGAAGGTATTACAGACCCACATGTGATATCCCTCTTCCTTGAAGGAACTACGGTAAGGGATGTAGGGGCTGTACGAACAGCAATTTTTAGCCCTCCGTACGGCATTTCACAAAAGTCCAAATATACGTGTGACAAATGCATGGAAAAGAATGATTTGCTAGTGAGTGTTAATGCAAATTTTTTCTCGCCGAGTTAGAAGCCCGTTGTTCCCCTGAGATTCTAAGTCGGGAAAGCTATGCCCTGATTAAACATATTAAATTCTCACACGCTGACGTCCAGAATATGTCTTCGTTAGACAGGCATGAGTATCTCAATCTTCTCCAGTTCGAAAATGACCTAAAAAATCAAGCGATGGAAGATGCCAAGAAGAGTAGATACAGAGGGTAAATACCCTAACCTTACTTATGAAGATTAACAGCATCACCGTAGTCCCCCGGAAAAACAGACCTACTGCGTTAGGTAAAACAGCACTCGAGTTTTATTACATCAAAAACGGAGTTTACTCCGACCCTTATGAGGTGTGCTCCGTAGTCTTAGTACGAGACCAAGTAGCGTCAAGCACCTACCTTGACACCATCGCAAACGGGGACCCGGAGGTTTTTATAGACTACAATGCCTCCAGCACTAGGTACGGTCAACTGGCTTCCGGAATTGTTTCCCAAGTTGACATGAGGTGGAGAAACTTAGATTTAACGGTTGTCGATGGTGGCGAAGCCGACGGAGAAATCTCTTATGAGCACGTTGTCGACCCGGCATCGGCTCAATTTAACCCAACCAATTATGGGGGAGACGTTAACTCGGCTAGTGGGATTTTTAGGATAAAAGAGGGGCATTACGCCGTGGTACTTCAGCCTGATGGTCGATATGTATCCTCCGAATGGAACCTAGCTACCGGGGACGAGTATGACGCATCCGCAAATGCTACGCAAAGTGCCTCTGCGGCTGGCACTTATTTTGATATTTGGACTGTAGTCGATAACCCCGGCACCCCTGCTAAAACTTACATCAATAAGGTGCAGATTTACAACGATACTATTATGGGGGTCGCTGAACCTCTTTTAGTTACTTCTAAAAATAGTATGGTCCAAAAGTATGTAAACGCTCACAGTAAGGTTAACCTTAAAGTTAGAACTGAAATCTCCCTTAATGACAAAGATACTGCTAGGGACATTCGAACCATTTTTAATGAGTCTGTTATTTCAGATGCTCAAATTAGGGTTAGAATGTATAGCGAGACTGATGGCGCTTGGCAGGTACGTAACGACTGGACTGATGTTGATAACATTTCGTCTTCCGATACCATAATGTACAATACTACCTTTGATGTTGTCGGTAGGTATGAGGTTCAGGTAAAATACACCCTCATGGACGAAATCCTATACAGCGATAAGTTTAGTCTAATCTGTCGCTAGACCGCTTTCCAAAAAGTACTTAAAATCCATTTTATGGTTATTTTGAACTACGTGTTTGAATATAGCGTCTGTGTCCTTAGCCTTTATATGGAAATCGTTCCAATCCTTAAACCTTGAAGGAGGCTGCACTTGGCAAATATGAGGGACGTTTAGTCTTTTAAGAAGGTTATATGCTTTCTTTGCCCCTTCTTTGCCCGGGTCATCGTTATCAAAACTAAGGATAACTTTTCTACCTTTTAAAGTTCTTGCTTGGGTGTAGGACATCATGCTTCCTTGGATGCACGTAGCATTAACCCCATTCATTTGAAGTGTGATAGCATCTAGGGGTCCTTCGGTTACCACAACATAATCCATCCCTTCATTGAAAGGGAACAAAATCTCACTTGATTTTACTCCGTGAGTATCTTTGCCTGGGTTTAGGTATTTCATACCAAAAGAGGAAAGCCTCCTTCCTTGGAAGTAAATCATGCCGCTTTTATGCTTGTAAGGGATAATAAGCCTATTAGAGTACTTTCCTTCTACCCCTATGTAGAATTGGAAACTTTGTAGCCCCCTGGAGATTACTGTTTTTGCTGCAATCCTCATATTTAAGTTGTCGGACAACAATCCTTCGGCTAGGTTTAACTTTTGGAAGTTTTCAAACTCTTCTTCAATTTTTGAGTCCCCCACTTCAATATTCTTTTGGATAACTGTAGAGACGTCGAACAAAGCTTCCGGAGAATCGAAGAGCCGTCTTCCTAAATACTTGTGAGCCTCTTGGTATGAAATTCCTTCTACGTGCGATATTAGTTGTGCGAAAGTACCGGACTCTTTAGATTTAAAATCTTGCCACAACCCTGTGGACATGTTAATCGACATGTGCTTCTTGCTATCCTCTACGAAAATAGAGTTGATTAAGAATTCGTCATTATTTATCTGAAAAGTTGTAAACTTTTGCATTAAATATTCTTTAATAATACTAGATGGTATATTCATATGTTTATAGATAAGTTATCTCCCAGTAAGATTAAAGTCTTCGACGAGTGTAAAGCTAAGTACAAATTTAAATATATTGATTATTTAAAGGAAGATTACAATGATAACCTGTCTACGGACGCTTTACAGTTCGGACAGTTTATTCACAAGGTGTTGGAGGATGGCGTCAACTGCTCCTCCTATGAGGACCTTAACGCTATTGCCGACTCGGTAAGAAGCCAATATACTTTCTCAAAAGAGAAAGGGGCTTTAACAGAGCGGTCCCTGAGAAACTTCGCTGTATTTAATAAGCAGTTAACGCACACCGTTAGTACTGAAATGAATTTTTCCGTGGAGTCTCCTTGCGAGGGTTATAATATAAATGGAATTATCGACCGCGTCGTAGTAGGAAAAACAGGAGACTTGCTGGTTATAGACTACAAGACAAGCAAGCGACCAGCCTCAAAAAGAGACCTATACAACGATGCTCAGATGCAAATGTACTCTTACGCAGTTCATAAGATGTACGACGTGCCTATTGATAAAATTACGGTATCCCACTATTACCCCCACCTTGATAAGTTTGTATCTATAAAATATTCTGCTAAACACATTGCATTATTCTTGAATGCTCAAAAAGGTAAGGTGTGGGATATCCGCAAAAGAAAGAAGGGTGATTTTCACCCTGTAGTAAACAGGTTTTGCGATTGGTGTGGTTTTAAGGACCTTTGTTCCGCACATGGAGCCGACCCCGTGAAGTCAGCTAAAGTTATAGAAGAAGTTGGAAAGGCTAGGAGGAAGAACAAGCCAAGTATACACGACAAGGGCTTCTACTCCAAAAAGAGTAAGCCTTGATGCCCAAAGCCTTAACGCAGTTGCGTTACCTTCTATCGTCAATGACGAGAGGTCTGTATAATCTTACGTTTATACATTTATAAAAATCCTCAACAAACTCCCGCTTGTATCCGTACTTATTCATATAAGTAGCGGTTAGCTGGGTTAGCTTGAAGGGTTTTTGCCTTTTTAGAGCACTTATTACTTTTTGTTGGAATATACTAACAAAGCTTGTAGAGAATCTATGCTTCCATTTATCTTTAAACTCAAAAGACAAAGCATAGTCTATTTGTTCTAAAAATTCAGATATTTCGGTTGTTAAACTATCCACGGTGTTCTCCTATATAATAGAGAGGGTTTTAACAAAGTGCTGCCGTTTTATAATAAAGTTTTAGAAGATTCCAAGTATCGTATAGGGAGCATCTACAGGATGCCTGCCTTTAACTCCAATTTATACACCTTTGCCTATAGGAGTTTAACGGGGTATGACTCTCAACCTTTCGTTATGTTAATACAGAGCCAAAAGTCTGGGAACTCAATATACAGGGCTAAAAATGGGAACAGGTATATGTTAGCCATTAATTTGAACTATGTGACCAGTCCAGAAACTCGCGCTCTTCTTATCCAGAGGTTGTCAGGAAAAGGTCCCATTACCTGGAATCATGCTTTGTTAGTTGGTAGGTTTTTTACCGCCAAATCCGAAACAACATTTGGAGCTGCGAACCCTGGAATGGTTAAACCCTTGATATCCCCCTTAGCCCCCCATGAGGATGCCGGTGCTGTACGTTTTAATAAAAGCGCTGCAAGATACTTTATAAGACAGTATGATGTGCGTAAGCTAAGAGACCTTTCTGTGGTCGATGCTACTAAATACTTAGAGAGGTCAGGTTCAAATGATTTAGAACCCCGCCTCGCACAGTTATAATTATGGCAACAACTGACGACTTAATCCGCGCACTAGAAGAGCAGTCCGCTCTTACTAAAAGGCAAAACACTATTCTAGGTCAGCTAGAGGCGTCTCTTACTGATGCTGTAGGTGTTAATGAATCCTTAAAGGGTGCCATGATGAAGGCTGGCAAGTTCTCTGAGGACAAGATGTTTAAAGTAACCGAAGGGCTTTCAAAAAGCTTTGGTGATTTTCACAAAGGCATGAAAGCTAACATCAAGCTGCTCTCGGAAGGTCTTAATACCAAAGGTATGGAGGAAGCCATACAACACATAACTGCGTTGGGTTTAAATTTTCAACCGTTCCAAAACCTAATCCGACACATGGACCGGGAGTTAGGCTTTAGTACCGACGCCCAAGTAGACCAGGTGAAACATCTCCTCGCTTTGAGGAAGATAACCCAAGCGAACCCAGAGATGATGGCACAGCAGCTTAACAAGATTTCTGGCGTGATGAGAGGAGCCGCGGGTCTGTTTGGTCCGGAATTTGCTTCGAGCTTCCAGAAGGCTGTTACTGTGCTAGCTGGGGACAAGCCAGAACTAGTGTCACAGCTCACGCAAGCCTTTTCTAAGGCAATGGGACCGGGAGCGGATGGGGTGAGGATACGTGCAATGTTAGGCATGCCTAGGGACCTTACAGGTATGGGTCCTCAAGGAGTTCTAAGTATGATGATGTCAGTTATCCAAAAAACACAAGGTAGTTTCTTTGGGGACTTTATGAGAAAGAGTGTGTTAGGTAAACTGGTAGGGTTTTCCCCTAGAGACTTTGCTGCCTTTGGTGCCGCTAGCAAGAACTTAGCGGGAAGGAACTCTCAGGCTGAAATGGCTGCTGCGCTCCAAGCGATTAACCAAAAACTCGACGCGTCGGAGCTCATGGAAAAATGGAATACCATGATTAATAGGATTATCAACCCTATGCATAATGTATTTGTCCACTTCATGGAACAAGTTAGGAAGTGGTCTAAACCCCTTATGAATATGTTGGCTGACTGGTCCGCAAATACTGCAGAAACGATGAAGAAGTGGATAACTGCAGCTAGTGAATGGTTCTCGCAACAAAAAGGTACTGATGCCTACAAAGGCATGATGAACAATGTCTCCCTTATTTGGGAAGAGCTTAAAAAAGGTCTCACGGGAATGTTCACTCAGGGTCCAGGCGGTGAAGCCAGTGCCTTCGAAGGTATCTGGAACATGGTTGCAGGGTTTTTCCAATGGGCTGTACAGGCTCTGCCAAGGTTTTTCAGTAATGCGCTGACCTTCTTTCAGAATTTCGGCGCTATTCTTGGCGCCGCCGGTTTGGATATTATTGACGCAGCGATGCATGCGTTTCAGAAGTTACTTTCTAATGTTCAAATAATGGGGAAATCTCTAACGGAAGCGCCCGAAGGTGAGCACCCCGGTATGCGACGCTCTAAAGAGTTGATGGGGAAAATTGGCTGGGAAAGCGCAGGTGAAAAAGAAGTAGCTGCTGCCAACCGAATGGCGGAAGGGTGGCAACAAGTTAAAGACGCGTTCGATAGAGGGTTTGACCCAGACCGCCTGAAGAGAATGGAGGACAGCTGGGACCTTATAGGACGTGACATTGCGTTAATTTTAGAAAAAATAGAATCACATCTTTAAACAATGAGTTACCACGACAGAGATTACGGGCACGGTGTAGGGGCAATGGGGCATATTTCCATACAAGGTATGGCATCTATCCCTATTTATGAAAACCCAAAGATTAGAGAAAGTAAAAAGGCTGGGTATAACCGTACAAATATCTTTAAAAGAAATGAACCTATTCGCCTATGGGTTGGTTCCACGGCTCTAGTTTTAGACGTTGAAATTAAATACACCCTTCCTCACATGCAAGCCATGGGGGGTAATTGGCAAGGTGCTATACAAGCCGCCAGGAATTCCGTATTAGGTAGGGGGCGGAAAGGACCTCCAACAGCCCAGCTACACATTGGCTCTATCTCATACCCACCTTGTATTGTTACAGATTATGAGCTAGATATGCCATATGACCAAGGTGCCATGAACTCTGGCGATTCTCGCGTAATTACTTTACGAATTAAAATGGAAGAGTACCATGGAGTATAATGCCTAATCCCTACGAAATGTATAATGCGTCTTCGGTAACCCACCGAAACAAACCTCTCACTATTCTAAACCTTTCTGAGGACTTCAATAATTTTATAGAAAACATGGATGATTTACCTCACAAGATTGCTATAATACCTGAAGGCGTAGATGGTAGACCTGATTTACTTGCTCATCAAATTTACGGAACCGAGAAGTTATGGTGGGTCATCATGCTCGCAAATAAAATTGATAATGCTAAAACCCAACTAGTTTCAGGTAAAAAGATATTCATCCCTGAGATACCTGGGTACGCTTTTGTAATAGACGAAAATGGGTTCAGCAGCTACTAACGATAGTCCAGCCTTTGTAAGAGCTTGGAAGACAAAAGATGGCGGNGGTGACCCGTTTGATTTAGGCAACTGCATGCGTAAGTTTAGCTGTTCCTTAGCCCCCAACTCCGATGGTCCTGGCTGGGGTGTTGAATTACACTTAGTGGCTCCTTCAGTGTCAGCGGAGAGAGCTATAATGTCTCACTTTTCGAAAAACCCAGAGGATAACGCGTTCTCCTTTGAGTTCGGGTGGGATGGAGTTTCAAAGTCTGAAGAGATTGTTTCTACCCTCACCGACATAAAATACTCTCTTAACTTAGGCGGTGAAATTACATTAAAATGTNTGTTTACAAGAGGAGCCGACGGAGCCTTAACCCGCATGGAGCATAAGGGAGGGCACCAAAAAGCAACAACAACCGCAAAAGTAGAAGGTTCCGAAGGGTTTGGAAAAGCTGCTGTTAAGTTGTTTGGAAAGGTTTTAAAAATTCCTGGAGTTCGTACGGCTATATTTGGTAAAGATATAGCTAAAGCGATTGACGAAACTCACGGTGCCATTAAATCCCAAGTAAAGTCCGGTAAACTCACCAAAGCTGGTAACTCTCAAGGTGGTACTCCCGGAGAGTATGGAGGGTTTCAATGGCAAGACCACAACATCGATACCGGCGGCGGCGG